ACCCGAGCATACCAGTTCATCAATGATCCTCATCGTCCTCGTACCTATCCCAATCTCCGTCTTCATCCCCGCCATCGATGTCGTTAGTTTCTTCCAGAATAACTTCGATTGCATTGTCGAGGTGTGTATCAAATCCAAGTAAACTTTCAATCACACTCATTTCTACATCGCGGCCGATGAGAAAATCAATGAAGTGTGCTGCTGCATTTTCGCGATTTTTTTCTAGAACATATTCTTTAAATGTGTCCCAAATTTCAATGATGAGATCCTCTTCCATTTATGCTTCCTCCTGGTCTTCAGTTGTTGTTATGGTAGGAATAATTGCTAAATTATCCCATTCCAACATGATCGTCATTAATTTATCTTCAGTCCAGTTTTTACGGAATTCTGAACTGATTTCCCCGGTTTTCTTGCTTACATATTGTAACTTATTTCCGCTCTTTGTCAAGATTCCCATCTTTTCAAAAAGATCAACAAGTCCGCTAGTAGGGCTCATTCCAGTTGAATAAGGAATTTTAACTTGAACACTTTCGAACGGTTTAGCATAACGTGTTTTCATGATCTTACAGGCACTGCGAATGCCTAGTACATCCGTGACTTTGTTGCCATCCTCGTCCTCTTTGAGTTTGAGTTTTTTCATAGCAACAACAATGGAACTTGCATAGACAAATCCTTGACCACCTGAAATTTTATCATCTGGATCAAACATGTCCTGTGATGCATAGGTATGATTAGTACAGACCATTCCTACGTTATAACTACCAAACATATTAACACAATTACGAACCAGTGCTGTCAGTGCTTTGGGTTTACGACCCATGTCACCTTTTAGATCACCTGCTTCAAATTGATTAATATCAGTAGGAGTCAGCAACATGCCCAAACTATCAATTACAAAAAGAACTTTAGGTCGTTCCTCTGCAGGCATGAGTTTGTATTCTTTCATAAACTCATGGATAGTTTTGGCTACATCGTCAATCATGGCCATGTTGAGTTTAAGTAGTTTATCTTCATGTGTATCAACACCCAAGTCCAGTAACCATTTTTCATCGAGAGCATTTTCGCTGTCAACAAGTACAACGTAAATACCCTGTTCTTGTGCATGACGAATAATATTACCAGAGCAGATATAACTCTTACCAGCACCACTTTCGCCAGCAAATACTGTAACCTTGCCTAGGGGAATTCCTTTAAAAAAGTCCCCACTAATGAGATAGTTAAGAGCATAATTACCGGTACTGATCCAGTCTGTAGGATCGTTAAAGCCAATACCAAGCCCGTCAATGGACTTGGTAAGGCTTTTTCTGAATTTTGAAATATCAAAAGCCTTACCCATGCTTCAATCTCCTATTAAGTAGACTGACGTTTGCGAATCATAGCAATGATGTCCGCGGCACGGCTACTGGCTTCGCTACCAGAATCCGATTCTGCAGCAGATTCTTGCTCCTCGACTACCGGCTTTGGAGCGGCAACAACTCGAGCGGGTGTTGCTGCCGCAGACTCAAAAGGGATGTCAAGATCCTCAACTGTTCCACCAGTTTTAGCACCAGTAGCCGTGCCACCGCCGCCCATACCTGCCGGTTTAAAGTAAGCACCCCACCGATCCATATCAAATGCTTCGCCATTAACAGATGCTTCGAACATTTCTTTCATGATCTTGAGTTCGACGTCACCTGGCTTTTTGGGTAAAAAGTCCGACAATTTAAACAATCCGTATTGGCTGATAGCGGCTTGTTCAACCTCACTCAATGCTCGTTCGCGACGAGCCCAATTGCTAGTACTGTAATCAGCATATCCGCCTTTGCTGGTTTTAGCAATTTTGAAGTCTAATCCGCGTACATAGTCGGTAGGAAGTTCTTCAATTTCACTATCCATTAGTGCGTTCTTAACAATATTAAAAATCTGACTACCAATAATAAAGCGACGGATAGGATTTTCTGGAGTACGATCTTCTTGATATTTGCTGTCAACTACAAATCCTTGGAAAAGATATGAACGCTTTTTCCAATATTTACGGCCCATATCTTCCAGGCTCTTGTCTTTGAACCAAGGGCGCACTTCAGTTAGAATCGGACAGGTTTCGTTCCACATCTCCATACAAGGAACTTGCACTTGTACAGGTTTACTATTGGTTTCGCCTTCGACCCCAGCGAAAGGCAATTTGATCATTGCTCGTTCGAGCCAGAAAAAAGTGTTGTTAGGATCTGCATCTGGAAGGAAACGAACTGTTGCAGTTTGTCCTTCTTGAATATTCCAATGTGGGAAAATTCCGTTGTCACCGCCGCCCGATGAGGCGTTGTTTTGTGACGATTGTTGTAGTTTTGCGCGAATTTCAGCCAAAGTTGCCATAATATTTCTCCTTGATGTTTTATGCCTTTGTTTATGCCATTTCTCTTAGCCCACTGACTAAAAGAAAAAAGTTAGCATACAGTAATTGTATGCTAACTTTATTTATCTTGCAACCTCAAATCTTGCCAGATTATTTTTGTAATCCAGCCAGTTTTAGTATGCTTTCCATTTCCATTTGAGTTCGGCTGTGTCTACGTTCCCATTCGTCGGTGAGTTCGGTCATGAGTGTCTCAGCCATTTGTCGGGCATGTTCCCCGGCGCTTACTCCGTATTTCTCTTCAATTTCTTTTTTGACTTCAGTAGCAATATTTCCTCTATCTCTAAAAGCACCTACTGTAGGATTGTCTCTATTCCAGTAACTTTTGACTTTGTTAGCAATGTCTTTGATCATGCTTTCTGTTACCGGTTGTTCTGGTTCGGGTGCAACAGGTTCAGTTGCAACAGGTTCAGGAGTCGGAGGAGTTTCAGCAGGTGCTTCTCCTCCTCCAACCATTTGAGTTAATAATTCAGATAAGCCTGGATATGCCTCTTGATTTCTTGAGTCTTGTGCCCATGGTAATAATACTTCTTTAATAGGATCTGCTGTGCTGTCAATTCTTGCTTCGTCTTTTAAATTTTCTATTAATTCTATATCTTCAATGCCATATTCTCTTAAAAATCTAATTACTTCATCTACACTTTCATCATCAGTTAATGTCAAGGGTTCTGGTAGTTCTTCGAGTGCTGTTTTAAATTCTTCAATATTGAATTCGCCTGTTTCTATGTCCTCGGCCCACTGTTCAAACTCAGAAAACATGTCTTTTTTAACTTCGTTGTTGTGTTCTTCGTGTTCTTCTTCGCCGATATAAGTTTCTAAATCAATCTTATTATTTTCTCTCATTAGTTTATGTAACATTGGAAAAAATTCAGATAATTCTTCTTGGAAATTTTTCTGTGTAAATTTACTACGATAATCTTCCATAGTAACTGCGTCCAGTTCCATAATATCATCGCCCATCGCCGCCTGGTCATTAAATTCACTGATCCATGATTTATAGTGATGACGCTTGCCTAACGCTGCTACCTTTGCCTTGAGTTCCATAAGTCGGCTTACAGCCCGATCTGTAATATGTAGTGCATCATCATGCAACTTGGCTTGATGACGTCGTATAGTGTTTTGAAATTTTCCTAATTTTGCGATTTCCTCGCTCATGCCTATAATTGCTTTGCCTGCTGGATCGTGCGGTACTCCACCATGATCCACGTGTTGTGCCATAGCAAATGCTCCGGCAGCATGTATAAATGGATATTTGAATCTCTCTCCATCGGAATTCTGAACAAATATGGCCTTGATGTTTTTAGATTGTCCACGAGCCGATGGATGTGTTTCTGCTACAGAATTTTTATGTCTAATAATTACTTCTGTACGTCCCTTGATGGCTCGACTGGTTTTACTTGAGTTTCTTCCGTTATATTGGCTTTCATTCATGGTATTCATAGGGTCTTCTTCCTTGGGGCCTTGTGTGGAGGCCAAATGTTGAAAATCGTTTTTGTCAAGGTTGGTCTTGGCAATGTCTCTGGTATCAAATCTTAATAATCTACGCATGGCAAAAAAACGCATTTCTTTTAAGAAATTGTACCATAATTGTTTTGCAGGGTCATCATTGCCTTCGGTAATACCTTGACTATAATAAACCTTTAAACTACCGAGATCTTTTAGGCTAATACTGATACGTCCTAGATCCACCCCTTCTGATACAAAGTCAAACTCAAAGAATCTTGCTTCTGCAGGATCAATAGTGACTGCACCGGTTTCGTCCCCCATTTCTAGGTTGCTGAAACGACTTCGAATTTTGTCAAATAGGTCTTGACTGATAATTTGTATAGGCTTCATTTTACTATTTATTAAAAAGAACTAACATAGATGGGCAGAGGCATAACCCACTCATCTTCTCGTTCTTCACGCATTTTATCGTAGATAGCAGGATCCCACTCCTGTAACAAGATAACCATTCGTAATGCCAATAGCAAACTACTGACAAGATCATCATTACTACCTACTTTACCTGAAAAACTAATACCTTTGGCTACAAAGGTTTTTAATTCACTAATTAACGGCTTACTGTATAATTTCAATCTATCACTTTCGATCAAGTGTTTTAATTTGGCACAGATGGCAATTTTACTGCTGTGTGTAGTATTAAACCCTTTACGGAACCTTCTTATATGTCCCTTCTTGATAGGCTCGCTTAAGAACAG